TAAGTTGTCTCTAGTAGTAATTAGCTTTCTTGGGATAAAAAGGTTCGTCCTCTTCATCGCTGCTTAGTCTTAAAAACCCACCCTGCCTAAAGCGTAGTAGTGCCTGAGTCGATGAGTCAACCAAGTCATCATGCTCCCCGGCAGGAAACGATGCAAACTCCTCAACAACCTCTTCTGCAAACCTAGTGTTTGGACGCCACACATTACCAGACGCAAATAGGTCTGATACGGCGTTTACACGGGAGATCTTGTCGTTGCCTCTAGACGGCGTGTACTCAGACACTGGGATACCCATAGCCCTTAATTCAAAGATTAAAGGGGTGCCAGCAGCCTTGGCTTCTACAATACAGGCATCAGGCTCCCAGTATTGGTAATACTCTAAGGCTTTCTTTTTAAGCTCTGGGAACTCTAAACGCTCCTTCAAAGCATCTAGCAGGATTATGCAGGCTTGCATATTGCCCACGCTATCGGGCTGGTAAAAAACACCCCACGTTGTGCAGGCAGAGTAGTCGGCACGTTGTGTTTTAAGGAACGCCGTGTCCCAAGACTGTATTATAAACTCACACTGAGGCGGCACATCGCTGTCCCACTCGCGCCACCACTCACGCTTTACTAGCGCACCCTCTTCAGATGTTGGGTCTTGCTGGTACTGTGCGTTCCATTTTGATGCGGGTAGCTCATTACGCAAGGACTCTAGCTCTGGCAAAGGCCAGAACTCAGGCCACAAAGACTTGCCTGAAGGCATAATCGCTGGAAACTCTATGACCTCCCATTCGTCTGTGCCAGCCCTCTGGACTGAAGACTTAATGATCTGCCCGGTTAGGTCTCGTTTGTGCCATCGAGTCATTACAACAATGATTGCTCCGCCCGGTTGTAGACGCTGTCTAGGCCCGGAGGTGTACCATTCGTAGGTTTTATCAAACACACCGGGGTCGGCGCTTTGCCCTTCTTGCTCTGAATGAGGATCGTCAATAATTAACAAATCCGCACCTTTACCAGTTACGGCACCACCAACACCAATAGCGAAGTATTCACCGCCTTGGGTGGTNCTCCAGCGTCCAGCAGCCTTTGAGTCGGCGCGTAGGCCNAAGTTGGGGAATACAGACTTGTAGTCATCACTGTCTACTAGGTTACGAACCTTACGACCAAAGCCAACAGATAGCTCAGCAGTGTGAGCGGTTTGAATTATTTTCTTTTCTGGGAAGTTACCTAGAAACCAAGCAGGGAGTAAGTAGGAAGCAAACTCAGACTTGGTGTGCCGGGGAGGCATATTAATGATTAAACGCTTGAGTTCACCACGGGCAACCTTCTCAAAGGCCTCGCCCATTAGCTTGTGATGACGGCCCTCAATGAATGCAGGCCATACACGTTTAATAAACGGCATAAACCCATCACGGGCCTTTTCCTTGTTCTCAGCCTCTTCCAGTTCTTCTATGAGCGCAAGTATATCTCTTTGCTCTTCTTCGGGAAGGTTGGGTATTTTTTTTAAAAGGTTAGGGTCTACCCTGTCTAAAACAGACATAAATCTCCTTAGGAATATTCCCGTCTAGGAATCTACCTAAACTTAGATATCTACCTAAAAAAGACTATGTACATTCTAGGTGGAACCTTACAGAAGCTCGGCATATTCCTAGCGGAACAAGTTAGTTTACAGAAGGTACAGAATCAGTCATCGGGGCGCAAGGCCAATTCTCAATTTTTTGCAAAATTTTTTCAGCACTAGGAATCCTACCCCTTTTCCCTGTAAAAAAAGGGAGTACTGCTTACTGACTACGCGGGGTATATATTTTTTTGGTAATTACTTGAGCGTTTTACTATGTATATAAGTCGTGTAGTCGCACGGCTATAGGGGGGGTGGGGGTGTCGCCGCAGATCCCGACCGGTTATCCAGAGGGGCGGGGTGTACAACNGTTAGCGTTCGTNGTGCAGCGTACTCCACCTGTTTGTGTACGGTGTGCAGTGTGTGCAAACTGTTTGGCACTGGTGATAGTACAGGCTAATGCAGGCTGTCAGTGGTGGTGTCATCTATGGTTGGCTTGGCTGGTGCTTGCAGTGCGGCGAGCCGTCGCTCAATCTCGCTGGCTACCTCGGTGCTATCCCGGTCGTTGCTGCTGGTCTCAATCACATCCTTGAACAAGCCAATGGTCTGACCTAATAGCTGGGCAGCCCGGAGCCTGTTCGTGTCATTCGGCTCAGCCTCGTCCATGAGCTTACGCAACAGGTCTAGAACCTTCTGCTTGTCATTGACCTGTGAGGCTTGTGCAGACCGCTCATTGTTGTCCCTTAGCCGTGAGACCATCACTGTGATATCAGGGTTCGCTGCAAGCTTTGAGGCTTCATTCCTAATCGCTGCCCCGCTCATCTTTTCGCAGTCGTATGCCTCCCTGTACGCATCGCTTAGCGTCATACCTGATCCACTGCCCAGTGCCATTGCAAAGTGCCGCTGCTTGGCTGTCAGGCCGCTCCTTGGTTTGCCCATGATATTGCGCCTTGTTCATTCATCTAAAGCCGTGAGCGTATAGCTGACCTGCTTGACATTCCACCACCAGTACGCTAGCGAACACCATGAACGCCATACACCTTGTGTACGATAATGCTTGACTTATCTCAATTGCCGATAGGAGGCCCAGAATTGCATTCTAAGCGACTTTGCCGCTACCCCACATGATCATAACGGGTATGCCCTGAAAACCGCTTAGACGCGAGTTGGCCTCTAAGTTATTGATTACACTGTACTTTTTACTCATTACTGTTTTATTCGTGTATTTAGCGTGTCAAGTATTGTATTCACTTGCAGTGCGTGGTATTCGCGCGTTTCTATCTATAGCGAATCAAAACGTGACTGCCCCGCTCATTGCTCAGCCAATGGTTGTCACCCCTGTAATTTATCCCTCTATAGATCGTTATCCCTGCAACGTTAAACATTTACTGTGTACGGGGTATTGCGTACTGCATTCTGTTCTGGTTTAATTCGTTTTGTCGGCACTTGCTGCCGTCCGCGACGAGGAGCGACATCCTGCCACCCAACCTAGGGTGAAAAAAATCTGGTAGGCCTAGCGCCTACGCAATAGGGGTGTGCAGGAAACGCGCTACGGGTCATAGAGGCCCAGCCCCTTCGGTCAGAGTCCGACGCACCTACGGCGTAAAGCGATACACAGTTCCCCGACAGGCATACAAATGCCGCCATGCGGTTCGGGCTATTGGCTGGGTTCATCTCCAGCTACCGCAGAGCTTCGGCTCACCAATGACCATTCACTGAGTGGCTATTGTTGATTCGATAATTTGGAGAACAGTGTGATGACTGAACAACAAACCAAGGCTGCGCTGCGNNNCAANCGACGCCGCCTCTTCCTTAACAAATTAATCATGCGTAAGAGAAGGTTCTTCTCTGCGCTCAGCAACGCGCTCCGCTCTGGCGGCAGTGCATCAATCGGGAGTTTATAAATGACTATCTTATTCACGGTGTCGAAAGTGCCAGCGGGCAAAGCCTTTCAGGTGGCCCGGAAGTCGGGGAGCCGCGAGGCAGTAGTGATTGCCCACAACCGCAACGCTTGGGACGCTCAAGAGTTTGCTTGGCAGCAGGTTCGTGAGCTTGCCGACCGGGGGCGCTCAGCCTCAATCGTGATCGACATGCGGGGCTAAATATTCCAACTGATGAGTGCTGATTGGTGATCAGCCGAAACGCCTCCGGGCGTCTTGGATAACCACAATGGAGAATCAAATGAGTGCAGAGAAAAAATCAATTGAACAAGCAGCAGAAGATTTCGTTTCGTACCACAAAGCTGGCGTTTTGGACTTAGATCACATCGACAGCGGCTACGGCTCGGTCTCTGGCTTTCTCAGCGCAGAGGGTCAACCTTCTGGTGACCTTGGCGGCTGGAGCATTGAGATCAAGGCACATGAGCACAAAGATGGCTGGGTGGACACCGTCGAGTGGTTTGAAGACACCTANCAAATAGCGCATTACCGATTGCCNTTNGCAGACCGAATCANCCCCGAAGACCACACCCCTGTGCTTGATTTCTGTCCTGATTTCAACTGGTGCATTGAGCACATTGAGGATCTGATCGAGCAGGGTTATTGCGACATTTCGCTTGATGAAGTTGTTGAGGGCGTGGTCGCTGACTCTGTTGCGTTTGAAGATTATTTGGAGCAAACCGACTATCAAAGTGCTTGCACAATTAGCTGCTGCATAAACCATCGCAAACAAGACGGCAGCGATTTGACCGAAGAGGATGTCATTCTTGAGATGACATACGCGATACAAAATTTGTTTAGAACTCTCGGTGGTGACGCTCACGAAATGTTGCAACTAACCCAAACCCACAAAGTTTCCAACTGATGAGTGCCGCTTGGTTAGCGGCGTGAAACCGCGCAGGGGGGCGGTCTTGGAAAACCACAACGGAGAATCAAATGACTGAACTAGAACTGGCTGCCGAATTCACGGCAGTGATTGAGGAGCTAGAAGCTCTCGCGGAGGAGGCGGCAAGCACCGCTGAGGCCGCAACCATTCACGAGATCACAACCTATAACGACGGCAAGACCGTTGCCTTCGACTCAGCGATTGAGTTGCTCAAGGCTCACGCCAATAGCCTACTTGCTGATGAGGCCAAGCCAATTGTCCTGCACAGCTTACCTTCTGACTTGCAACTGGCCTTTGAAGGCATGGTGGGCTTGAAAATATCCAGCAGCGCGGAGGCCAAGTAGGTATGAACTCAGGCATTTCATTCAACGGCTCACTG